GTAAACTTTGACTTAAACTTGGATTTTGATTTAAAACAGAAGAAGGAACAACAACTTCACCTGGCTGAACATGAGCCATCTTGTTGTCGCCAAATCTACCAAAATTTGAAAGTGAATTATTATTCATGTAATTACTTTACCTCATTTATAGTCTTGTGTCTATATACCACTTATTGCACTTGTTGTTATTCTTTGTTTTGTTATTTCTTGTATGCTTGCAACAACATGAAGTCTAGCTCCAGTCGCGGCTTGCACTTTTATTATCTCACCACTTTGCAAAATTAAATCTTTTAACAATAATTCTTTTGTGCTTACAGCACCAACTTCTTCTAATTTAAAAAGACTAAAAATATCTGATCCAGAAACAAGTGTCACTGTTATTGTATCGGCACTACCAGAGTCATTAGATACAAGTATTGAATTAACAATAGACGCATTAAAATCTGCATCACTTGGCGCAGTATATAAAATTTCATTGTCAGTATCTGTTAAATCTATTTTTGCATTTGTTATGCCTTGCACATATTGAGGAATACTTGTAATTAACATTACCTTTTACCATCCTCTCTTATGTCTACTCTTGGAGTGCCTAGTTTAAATTTGCTTCCTTTATCAGTAGATTCTACTTTTATAGCAAAAGATCTACCTCTTATTCTATAGTCCAGTTTATTTGTAAATTGTTCTACTGGAGATGTTGCTGATCTTTGTGCCGTGCCAGAACCAGATTGATCATAATTGCCTCCAGAATAGTTTTTTGCTTTTACTGTAAAAGAAACTGCTGGATTAACACTGGTAGAACCATCAAAAGTAATATCTGGAATTAACTGCTTTATTGATGCAAATTTATCTCCATCACCAATATCCATAGGTGCGGATTCAATATAAGCTGTCATGGCAGAATCATCATCATCATACCCTGTTTCGTGGTTATATAAATATGTTCCACCTGTTGCTAGTGGTAAATCTCTTATTCCTCTGTCTAACCAAGCATCACGAGCCAATGTCCCATAATACCATACTTTTTCTGTATAGTTGTAAGCTACATAAGCATCTACATCTGTGCTACCTGATGTTGGATAAAACCAAATTATTTCACTAAATTCAGTATTTAATCCTACATGAACTTTATCTTTGTCGTCAAAGTTAAAATCTAAAAATACTTTATCTTTTACTGTGCAAGGCAGTTGAACTGTTTGTCCCGTATACACATAAAAAGAATCTCTGCCCATCCAAAACACTGCGTCATCTACAGCAATAGCAGAAGCTGGACTCATTATAGTAATATTTTTAGATAATTCTTGCAGACCAAAAGTAAAAGGAGGACCTATAAATTTCATGGCGTGTAATGTTTTGTCTGTAAAAACAAGTATTTGTTGTTTAGTCTCAACAGCTTGAATAAAAGTTGATCCTCCACCAAGCCTTAAATCACCTGCTGTGTTTGTTGCAGTAGGAAACCAATCAACTGGACTTTCTTGGTGAGAAAAACGAATTAACAATGGATCTTGTGTCCCATTACCTTGTGTTGCACTCGCGTTAGCACCAAAACCATCACAGCCAAAAGCAATAACATGGCGATCTTGGTCAGATACAATAACTTGTTTTGCAACAGTGGGTACACTTGTTTCTCCTGAATACAAAGAAGTTGCACTTAGCTCAATTGCTCTTGCAGAAAGTCCGTTTGTTTTATCCCAATAATAAATTCCACTATCTCTTGGATTTATAAGTATATCCTCCCCAAAATTATCATGTGACCATGTTCTTATTTTAGCACCAGATACAGTAAGTGATGATGCCTGACCCCATCCAACAAAATCATCAGCAGAAGAAGCATTGCCTTTTGCTAATCTTACCAAAGTGTTATCGGCATGAGTTGCCGCTGTAGTGCCATCTGCACCTCTGGTTGAAGGACCTCCACCAGTTCCTAATGTATTAGAGGATAATGTGCCAACTGTAATTAATTCTTCTTCTATTAAAATAGTGTCTGTTGCCACAATACCAGTAGCACTATCTACATCAATAGCTGTTTCACTGTCATCTAAAGCTTCATTAAGTTGTGTCGCTAATGCTCCACTTGTTGTGCCACCATATTGTCCTGCTCCCCAACCCGTACCACCAATAGTTGAATCCGTGCCAACATTTAACTGATAAGTGCCTACAACACTACCACCACCACTGCCTGTGTCAGAAGCGTTAGCCGTAACACCCACTGTAATTGTGTATTGATTAGAACTTATAAGACTTTGTATTTGATATTCTTGGTTTAAAACTGTTGCTGTTACTAAACCACCTAGTGAAGCAGCACCAGAAAAAGTTACAAAATCATTTAAGTTTGCACCATGAGCAGGATCAATAACAGTTACAGTTGAAGAACCATTTGTTGCAGAAAAGGTTACATCCCCAGCACTTGTTGTAGATCTAACAGGTGTTATATCATTAAAAGTTGTACCTTCTTCAATATAATATTTTAAATGTGTGCCAATACCTAGATAGTCTGACCCATCTAAAGCGACCCAGTTATGCAATCTTCTTGCTTTGCCTTGATAAGTATTGGCGTTATGTTTTACCCATCCACCTATTTTTTCTGGAAAACCAAAACGAAACCTTATTTTGTTGCCGTCAATAAACCCACCTTCATTACTGTATGATGTAATATCTGAGTTTATTCCTGGTTTAAATTTTAAAGTTTTCATCGGCATTATAAAGCACTCGCTGATAAAGTTCCTGTGTGATTTGTAGTAACAATGCTTCCTGTTCCGTTATTGACGGGAACTAAAGCATAAGGTTGACTACTTCCATCATTACCACTAATCGTTCCTACTATATCAAAAGAACCATCAGTTGAATCTCTGTTTGCTGTCTGTGTTGCGCCTGCTGATACAGACACAGAACCAAAAGGATTGTCATCGCCAGTTATTGCAACAGCAATCGCTAAATTATTTGTAAATCTTACTCTTCTTCCTGTTGTTATAACAGTAAGGTTAGAAGCTATAATATTTGTTACGCCGCCAGTAACATCTCCTGTCCCAAGTCCCGTTCCACCACTGCCACTACCAATTCCATAACTATCAGAATGACCAGTAAAACGAGGACCAACAAAATTTCCATCGTCATCAGGACCAGAAAAATGAAAATTATACATACTAAAAGCTGTGCCAGTATACCCCCATCCATTATAGACTTTGTTATTTCCATCTTGATTGGTCAGAAAAGAACCTAATGCTAAAAGGGTAGTTCCACTTGCAGATATTGTGCTTGATGGACTTACAGTTGCAACATTACTACCTACTCTAATTGTGGCAGAAGCTATATTAGGACTACCAGTTGTTCCTAAAACAGTTTGTGTTTGAGAAGTAGATAAAGTTGTACCCGCTGTTACATTAGAACCACTTACAACAATAGTTGTACCAGAAGGAACTACAGGTCTGTTAGAAGAGGTACTAGCAAAAGTTACAGATTGTCCTGTTGCACTATAAGTATGATCGTCATCAACAATAACTGTAGAACTATCACTATTACTTGGCGTAGTTGTACCCGTATAAGAATCAGAAGCTTGAGTTGCTGTAAAAGTTTTTAAAGTAGACTGTACATTACCACTTCCTATTATTTCTAAAGCTGTGCTTGAATTATTGGTTATAGGAGAACCACTAGAATTTATAATATTATTACCATTTGTGTCTAAAATTATTTTTTTATGAGCACTATCATTGCTCATTATTAAATTACCAGAAATATTGTCGGTTAATCTAAAAACTTGGACAGGTAACTTGCTTTTAGATGTGCCTGCTTTGTCATTTAGAGTTCCTGCTGAACTCACTGTTGTAAACCCTACATTACTTACAAAAGGAATCATCTAACTACCTATGATTTAACTGTTTCTATAAACGAAAAGTGAGATCCATTATAAATTGCAAAAGCAAATTCTACCGAACTACCTAAAGAAACTCCTTGTGAATTAGTTGGATAAGACAATGTTAAAGTATTACTTGTTGAAGTCTTATCTATAATAATATATTGCCCAACTGCTAAACTCCCAACAGCTAAAGTTAAAGCTACATTATTACTTGAACTATCTACTCTTTGATAAATTGATTTTGCCGCTGATGGCGTTAAAGTTGAGCTTGAACTTGTTATAGCAGAAGGAGCAGAAAAAGCATTAGCGTTATAATATGTGCTCATATCTGTAACGGCTACTTGCTTCATAGTTCTTGCATCGTTGTATACGACTCTATCTGCGTCAACTACTGTTGTTGAGGTAGCAGATGTGCCACCATCCATAATGTTTAATTCTGTTGCCGTTGATGTAATTGCTGTGCCTCCAAGTCTTAAAGCAGACACATCTAAAGCACTTGTTACATCAGTTACCTTTGCTCCAGATCCAGCTCCATCTGCGTACACAATTTTAAAAGATCCATTTGGTACAGTTACATTTCCTCCAGATCCTTGCGTTAAAATAACAGAATAAGGTCCTGAACTTCCAGAGTCTGTTGTACCATTATAAATAAAATAAACTTTATCTTGATCATTTGGGGATATTGTTACTGTGTTGTTTGCGCCTAAAGCACCAGTAAAGGATAATACTTTATAACCACCATCGGACAATGTTCCATCAGTAGTGGTTAATGTATGAGTTGTTCCAGACAGTGATATAGAACCTACTCCATTTATAGCTCTATCTATAATATCAAAGTTGGTATTGGTCGTTGTCCCCCAAGTTCCCGATTGTTCTCCAGATCCTGGTTTTTCTATTCCTGAATTTGCTGTATATGTACTTGCCATATTTCTATCCTTATATAATTCTAGGACCTATATCAGTCCATGTTTCATCTCCAGATGGAGAAATCGCCGCCCATGTTTCATCACCAGATGGAGATATAGATGACCATGTTTCATCTCCTGTAGGTAGTATACTCCTCCAATGCTCTCTCTTCAATAGTCTTGTGTCTCCAAATGCTACTTCACTAAATGCAAAATGACCACCAAACATTATGCTAAATCTCCGTGTGCTGCAGCTCCAAAATAATTACTGTCAACAGGATTATCTTGACGTTTTGATATAAGAACGAAACTTCCTGCAGCATGGCTGTTGTTCATTCCACCATAAAGTCCATAACCACTACTGGTAGAGTCAGTATTAGGGGAAGCTGTTGTTGAATAGTTAGCACTACTCATATCATTATTCATAGTAATTGTGTAATTTCCAGTACCATTATCTGTCGTACTTGTTAAGTTAAAAGAATCCCCTACTCCTGATGTACCAGTTCCTGATAAAGCTGTACCATCAAGTTTCACCCAACACTTTGCTAATCCCTGTTGTAAAGTAGTTGT